AATAAAAATGATGCAAATTCTGATTTGGTATGTCTGGGTGGCATATTTACAATTAGTCGATTTATCCTCCCCTCCGCTAAGTCTTGAAACTTTTCTGCAATTTTTATGTGATGAGGCCCCTCTACAAATTCTGGCCATACTTGTTTAACAAACTTTAAAAAAGTATCTTGTGCAAGAGTTTTTAATTGAAATGTTTTTTGTCGTAATAATAATTTTTTCTTAAGAGTATCTAACTCTTCAGGAGTCATGTTGTCATAATTAACTATACGCTTGAACTGTTCGACTTCGGACATCAGATTATTATACCATATACTCTGTATGTGTAAAACTTATATACATATACATATACACACACACATCCCTAAATTTAGGGGGTCCCCTACTCTTTAAAAAACACAAGGCACAAAAACTGAAAAAACAATTCTTTTTTGTAATACGAATAACCAGAAAAAAATACGTAAATATACGTAAAAAAATTAAATTAAATATTGTAATGGGATAAAATATAATTATATATTATTATATATATAATAACTAAAGGGAGTGATTATATGTTTAATAAATCAATATTAAAAAAAGCAATTCAAAATAAATTCTTTTATGTTGAGTTTGTGAAAGCAGATAAAACAAAAAGAAAAATGACTTGCAAACTACCCACCAATGAAAAGTTTTTTGCTGGTGGCGATCTTCTTGGAAATCGTGAACATTTATTAGAAGTTTTAGATGTGAACATTTTAAAGAAGAATAAAGACAATCCAAGAAAGGCTTGGAGGTCCATTAACTTAACAACTTTAACAAGTTTAAAGATAGGTGGTAAACAATGGGTAAAGTAAAACAATCTTTGATTGAATTTCAAGATAAAATTACGGATGACGCAATTAAAGTAATTGATGATCTAATTAAAGATAATTGGAACGATGATGATTTAGATGTAATTACTAGTGATACCATTAAATCATTTAAAAATCATAGAGATTATAATCAATTAAAAATGGCTTATTATGATGAGGATGATATGTCATATGCTATTGATGAGATGGTTAGAGAATATGCTGATCATTTACGTTCTAAATATGCTGATTATAGTGAAGAGCTCAATCATGAAGAATAGATTAATAAAAGTATTAATGCAAACCGGTTCACTCTGGTTTGCATTTTGTTTAGCTGTCTTTATACTTGGAATAATATTTCCACACTACTTATAAAAGGGAGAAATTATGTGTAAATGTAACTTATGTAATGATGATTATTTTATCTTATCGACTAACGAGAATGGCAAACCAGACGTCCAAAAGTGTGATGAGTGTAATAAGTTTAAAAGTGATGATGATGCAAAACTATACGTATTCATGCACATCTTTAATGATGACAATCTTTTTAACATGGAATTCCCTTGTAATAATGATTAGAAACCTAATACCTGCAGCTCAAAGCTGCAGGTTTATTAATGAAAGGATAATTATGGAACAAATACTTCTGGACAAGGTCCTAATACTAGAAGACCAGCTTGAGAGGACTCAAGACGCATGGCTCAAAAGAATTTGGGAAGATCATATTAATGATTTAATGCGCAAGGTCGCAAGGCTCGAGAAATAAGAAAGGGGGCAATGCCCCCTTAATTTAATCTTCAATAGCGTCTATAACTCTAGCAACTGCCTTTTGGCTATGCCCTCCAACATGCCACTCATATATGTTCTCTGGTTCTAAACCATCAGGACCTAAATAATTTTTTCCATCTTTCCAATTATAAATATTGGCCACTGTTCCGTCATCAAATTCAAAAGACCATTCAAAATCTGTTTTATATCCGTCGTTTCCGTGAGATTCTCCGAATACTTTTAGTAGCTGTTTATAACTCGCTCTAACAACTCCTTGAAGATAACTTCCTCCAGTTGATTCAATCTTTTTCATAATCATTCCTTTCGTTAAATTATGTGTTGACTAATATCCCATAAAGTTTTATATGTCAATAGAGTTTATGAGGTTGTACTTTTCAAAGCCGATAATTTGTTTTATCCATGCTCAAAACAACCTCACAACAAAGGAGTGAATATGCCTAACTGGACTGAAAACAATGTTTTGTTTGTTGGTAAGAAAAAACAACTCGAAACATTGCAGACTATGTTGAAGTCAAAAGATAATGATTTTGATTTTAATAATATTATTCCTCAACCTAAAGATCTTTTTCATGGACCTTTAGGAGTAGATGAAGAAGAAATGTGTAAGAGAAAGGGTATCCCAAATTGGTATGAGTGGAACATTGCTAACTGGGGGACGAAGTGGAATTCTGTTGATACTCGTGTTGAGGAAAATGGAGGCACTTTGTCTTATAACTTTATGACTGCTTGGGATTGTCCTCGTGAAATCGTTAATGCATTAATGAGAATGAGAAAAACAATCCTCAAAGATATAAGTATTAATTGGGACTGTGTTCATGAAGATGGAAATGAACATGAAGTCATAGTTGATATTGAAGTTGATGGAGGTAAAAATTATGAAGAAACCACTTGATCAAATGACAGATAAAGAAAATTTAGCCGAGTGGACTAGGAGGGCGAGAGCCTTCCTAGTTGGCAAAAGAATAGTTGACGTGAGATATCATACAGAAAAAGAAAACGATGAGATATATTACGATGACTATGGTCGAAATGTTCGAATCATCTTTGATGATGGACATTGGATCACACCAAGTCGGGACGATGAGGGCAACGGACACGGTGTCCTTTTCACGACTGACAATAAACACGGTGTAGAAGTGATACCTTCAATTAGTTATCACAAATAATCACTCCTAGAGGGCCACCCTTTTGGGTGGTTCTTGCCTGGTTTATTCAAGTTGCAGACGTACTGTATAGAATATCGATCCTGCAACTTGATTAAGCCGCAAGGCTCAAGCAGCTAACATGTCCGACTGAAAAAGCCGAATTGTTAGTTGCAAGGCGCAAGGGTGGGACGAGCGAATTTATTCATTAACGACCCCCACCCAGGCGCAAGACCCGCAAGACCCAAAGGTCGCAAGGCAAAAGCAATTGCAAAAAAACAGATGCCTGGAAGATGCGATTTTTGGGTTGACATT